TTTGTCAGCCATTTCTTCGTACTCTGAAAAAGCTTTGTACTCTATCTCAGGCATACCAACTGTATCAAGGAGTAAGCTGTAAGCATGTTGATGGATAGACTCCATGTTTGCAAACGAACCCATCATCATTCTAGCTTCAGGCTTTCTAAAGATACGCATGTATCTATCAACGTAACCTGCACCAACATCTACATCAGATTGAGTAAACAATCTAAAGATTTGTGTAAGTAAATTCTTTTCTTTTGAATCTAACTCTTGCCAATCTTTTACATCGGTGTGTAAAGGTACTGACTCCGGCATCCAATGCATTTGGTTTTGCAACACGTAGTAGTCAAACATCCACGGATTGTCAAAAGGTTTGTAGTAATCTCTTGTATCTAATAAACTCATTTATTCTCCTTGTTAAATCTCTTAACTAAATATTTTAAATTTTCAATTACGTATCCTGCGTAATCTTTTGTTACTGCAAAAGGTGATTTGGTTTCGTCTACATAATCTAGCCATAACCTGCCAGTAAATCCTTGGAATTTAGGTGTAAATACTTTATCGAAATCTTCTTGTTTCATAATTAATCCTTTGGTAAATAAACTATAACAGCAGAGTTACATTTAGGGCAACTTAAATTAGTTTCCATAATGTACTCATCGTTCTCATCTTCTATGTCGTGATCTCCACCCCATATTAATTGTGTTCCACAGTGCCAACAATCCATATCAACCCTCACAAGCTATACACTCAGCATCATCTAGTTTAATACGCTGAACTTTAACGTTTACATTTTCTGCATTTCTAGCAGCATTAGTTCTAAAGTAATACAAAGACTTTAGTTTGTTCATGCCATACCAGTGTACATCATTAACGTACTGCATGTACTCATCGTGTACTTCCTGTGGCTCTGTAGCTTTAGGAAGTGTAAAGAAAAGATTAACGGATTGTGCTTGACAAATAAACTCTTGTCGTTTAGATGCATGTTCTATAATCCATATCTGATCTATTTCATTAGCAGTTTTAAATACTTCTTTTTCTTCATCAGTTAATATATCAAGATGTTGTACTGAACCTTCGTTACCTGCAATGTCTTTCCACAATGCAGTCAACTCATTTTTCTTTAGTCCTTTGTCTTGTAATACCTCTTCTAGGTATTTGTTCTTAACTTGGAACGAACCACTTAGAGTCTTGTGCGTATAAACGTTAGCACGATATGGCTCAATCGAAGGAGAAGTACCACCACATATGATACTAGAACTAGCGTTAGGAGCAACAGCGAGTAGATTAGCGTTCCTCCTGCCACTACCACTGACATCAGGAGCTTCCCCCCTTTCATCTGCAAGTCTTTCAGAAGCTTTGGTTGCATGTGTCTTAACATGTTTAAACGCTTTATGATTGAAACCCGTAGCGAAGATACCTTCAAAAGGAATGTTGCGTGATTGGAGATACGAATGGAAGCCCATCGCACCGAGACCCAATGACCTTTCTCTATAAGCTGAGTAGGCAGATTTAGTAAACCCTTCTTTACCTTCTTTAATATGTTTTTGAAACCTTTTAAAGTTTGCATTGTACTCTCCTAAGTTATCTGTGTCAACAGCGTTATCAATATAATGTTGAAGAACGTTGTCAAGCATGGTTATTAAATCATCTATGAACACTGGATTCTCTGACCATTCATCATAGTATTCTAAGTTTACAGAAGATAAACAACACACTGCTGTTCTCTCTTCGTTAGTAGGTAAAGTAATCTCAGAACAAAGATTGCTCTGTTTAATTTCTAATCCTAAATCTTTCTGTTCTTTTGGTAAAGCTTCGTTACATGTATCTATGTTGACCATGTAAGGCTCACCAGTCTCTGCTCTAGCGTTGATGATCTGCCACCATAAGTCTCTAGCATTAACAATCTTAGTAGGCTCATTAGTCTTAGGGTCTATCAATCTAAAGTCTGCATCTTCTTCAACAGCTTTCAAGAACTCATTGGTAATGTTGATACCGTTGTGAAGATTAAGATTTTTCCTGTTGATATCCCCACCGGATTCTTTACGCATGTTAATAAACTCTTCAATCTCTGGATGAGATATGTCCATGTATGCAGCATAAGAACCACGTCTTGTTGTGCCTTGATTAAAGGCTAACATCTGTGAATCAACTACATGGATAAAAGGAATTGAACCAGTAGACTTACTACCGTGAGTAGTAGAAATACCGTTACTCCTAATGTTTCCCCAATATCCACCAATACCTCCACCTGAAGATGCCAACCAAATATTCTCGTCATAATGATCTGATAAACCACTGCGACTATCAGGTACATAATTGAGGAAACAGCTAATAGGAAGACCACGACTTGTTCCCCCGTTACTAAGTATAGGAGTGCTAAACATGAACCAACAAGAGGAACTGTAGTGATAAAGCCTTTGAGCCAATTCAAAATCCGTGTGACCTTTGTAGGTTGCCCCGAAGACCGAGGCACGGGCAAACGCTTCTTGTGCATGTGTTTCATTCTCCCATAAGTATCTGTCCTTTAGCGTATCAAGACTAAACTTATCTAATAGTTTTTCGTTACTGTAATTAATTTTAATACCTAAGTATTCTTTTATTCCTACTTTATCTTCTACCATTATGTGTTCTCTGTATCGTGTACGTAAAGCATTATTATACCATAATGTAAGATTTTTAGCAAGTCTTTTCTGTTCTTTCCTTCTTTATTTCCATAGCGTTTAGCATACTTCATAATGTTACCAAGAGTAAACCCTTCTCCATGTCCAGAGTCAATGATGATGTCTGTAGCTTGATACTTATCAGAAGCATAATGCTCACCATATGTACCATCAATATACTCTTGTAGTTCTTGTATTAATTTTCCTTCATTAAATTTATAATTCATTATGTCTCCATTCATCAGGTAAAGTATCTTCACTAAACCATCTAAAATTATTTGTTTCAGCCCATTCAGCATGGGTACGTTTTGTTCCATCCTTCCTTACCTTTGCTCCCGGCATAGGAGAGAAAGGCTTTTGGAATAAGAAGACTAGCTCCATGTTCGCAGGTAAGGCTTCTCTTATCCAAAGATACTTACTGTATTCAGCGTGGTCCCAAAATCTACCCTTTGCTTCTAACAATATAGTTTTATCTTCTATTGTTTTGGCGAAGTCTACTTCATAATCTTTCTTAATGATATACTTAATAGACTCATAGTGATGTTTCCAATCTTGTAATATAGTTTCATGTAAGGTGACTTCCCACATGCTATCATAGCCTTTAGGTATTCCTATCTTCTTTGGTCTCGGTTTACGAGGTACTCTTTTAGGCATTGATGTTCTCCAGTGTTACATCAGGGTTACGTTTTACTTTTTTATAAAACCATCTCAAAGTGTAGGCACTCATTCTAAATTGTCCACCTGCAAAGATGTGTGTTTGCATAGGTAAGAACTCATCTAGGTTTTGTCTTTTAATTCTAGTAGGGTCTTCTCCATCAGGAACCATAGTTCTAATCCATTCTATAAGTAAGTCTTCTGCTCTACGTCTTAATTGTTTTGATCTTCTTCCACTCATATCTGTGTTACCTCTATAACTTTAGGTGGCTTAGGTGTTTGAGTTAAGTACCTTAAGCCATTAGAATATTTAAATACTCTTAAACCTTTACCTTCATTAGAATCTTTATGACATTCAAACTTATGTCTACAGTATACACACTCTCTAGCAAGTTGCATATTACCAGACTTACCATCAGGTATAGGATTATAACACAAACTTGGTGGTTTGTCTAACTTAATAGCAGCTTTAATATCTTTGATTTTATTTTTAATATTCGGCTTATCAAATTCATCAGGTCTGTATAATGCTAACTCACCAGACTCTTTATTAAGAGCTAAGAAACCTCCATTGCTAGTGCCCTGTGCTTGTTCATACCCAGCAAGTTGAGCCATGTATCCAAACATATCGTTCTCTGCTAGAGTACCGTCTTTAAATTTCTTGAACGCATAACCAGAAGCAGTCTTAATATCTACAACCTCCCCATCAATAACACAGTCCATGTGTCCTTTGATTCCAGATACTTTGATTTCTTTTTGTTCATCAGTAACTGTATGTCCAGATAGCTTGATAAGAAATATAACTATCTCTTCAAGTAAATGTCCATATAAAAACTTAATGAATAAAGATGGTGGCATCCTTTCAGGGGTGCCTTCTGACTTCATATCGAACCATAACTGTCGTGACTTCCTGCCTATGTTAGACATGCGTAAGGTTGCATCACCTCTTGGTTCAGGGTGAGACCACTTGTAAAGTATGTCTTTCATAGACTCACCGAACTGTTCTATGGTGTCCTCATCTAGGTCAATATGCTCACCGTCAGCAAGTACGCCTATCTTATTATATATATCTTCGACTAATGTGTCAAGGGTTTTCTTTGATTTAGCCATGTTTAAACGACCTCCATATTATTTATTATATCTTTTGCTGTCTTTAAGTCTAACTTAAACCACTCACCTTTACGTTTCTCGGCTTTCTTAGCACATAAAGTATGAGCTGTTTGTTCAGCAGTTCTTCTATCATCAAAGTATTTTTTAAACTTTAATTTAAAATCTCTAAGTGGACTAGATGTTTGATAACCTTTACATCTGTCCTCAGCATCAATAGCCATACCAATTTTAATCCAGCCTTTCCAAGCAGGGTTAGTTATGATATATACTTCTCCTTCTGTAGATGTTTCGTAATTCTGTAAAGAACTAAACGCAGCATCATCAAAACTTTTGTATCTTCCTGCTTTATAAAGTGGATGAGACTGTGGTACATATTTACCATTAACAAACATTCTTCTTTCATTTTTTCCTACGTGAGAAGACACTCTACGTCTTCCGTCTGCCTGACCCACATACCACCATTCACCATCTTCAAATCTTTTATTTACTACTTTAGTGTGTTTCACTCCAATTACCTCCTACTTTAAATTCGCCATCCATCGGACAACGTAGATCAAAATGTTCACCTGCTTCTATGATAGATTCAACAGCCATTTGTCCTACCTTGTTTGCTCTACAAGATAAGACTTCTATCTGCCATTCATCGTGAATGTTTGCTACAAACTTATGTGGTGTTCCACTAAGCTTAAGCCTACTAGATAAAATACATAAAGCTTTCTTCATAAGAATAGCACCGGCACCTTGAAGCAATGTGTTCAAAGCTGAGTGTTTGTTTCTTATATACAACTTCCTACCATCTAATCCTTTGAGGAAATTTTTTGAAGCTGCTCTGTCAACTCGTTCCTTAAGAGACTTGTATGTTGGGAGACTACTAAGAAAGCGTTCTCGCAACTTCTTACCGTCTGCT